CTGGCTCGAACCTGAGAGGGCCGAGTACTGGGTGATGACGCTGTTGCTGGTGAGCATCGTCGCCGCTTCGATTTCCTTGTCGACAAGGAGCTTCTCGGTGACGTTCTCGGTCGCATCCGTGTACGGGTCGACGCCAGCGACCGCGTTGTCCGCGTCTTCGTCGGAAACGAATTCTTTGAGAGCATGGTCCTCGCAGAAGTACGTCAGACCCGTCGTGAGACTGTGGGTGACTTCCTTCGAGCGAGCACCCGCGCCACGGCGCGCCTCCTCTGAACGGAAGCGGCCCTTATCGTAGACGAAGTGCTTGCCGCTCTGCTTGGCGACTGAAAGCGTCGGAAGCAGGAGGCCCGCGATGTAATCGGCGTTCTGGTAGCCGAGGGAGACGTCCGTGAGTACGGGATCAACGCCCTGATACCTGTTGGTAGACATAGTAAGTGAGTGAGAGAGGAATAATGACTAGGCGATGTAGAGGTGCTGGATGCCCAGTTGGACTTCGATGAGGTCGCCATCGGCCGCAGCCGCCGTTCCAAGGTAGCGGCCGATTACGACGTCACCGTCGGTCGTAGTCGCTACGGCCTTGCCGCCAGTGTCGGACGTAACCCAGGCGCCGACGCCGACGGTGCCGCCTGCCTTGACCTTGGCGGTCCCCGTAAATGCGTACACGGCCTGCTCGCCCGCTGCCGGCGTGTTCTGAAGGACGCCGACCAACAGGTCCGTTGCGCCCTCGCCCACTTCGATTTTGCCAGCTGCATCGAGCTGGACGATGTAGTGCTGCTTATCGGTCATCGACTCGCCCGCTACCGCGGAGCGCGTCTGGCCGATGTGTTCGGTAGACATAGATTCTTAGATGTGAGTGATTAATTTGTCTCGGCCGCGAGGGCAGCGTCATATGCCGCCTTGAGTTCGGGCTTCTCCGAGAAGACCTGTGCGACTGCCTTCGAGTACGAGAGCTTGCCTTCCGAGGCACTGACCTTCTCGGTTGCGAGTGCCTTTACCTGAGCGGCAATAGCCTCCTTCGACTGTTCTGGCGCGCCGCCATCGCCAAGCTCGGCGAAGATCGATTTATCGGCCTTCGGAAGACTGCCGAGGATATTGCGAAGCTGGTCGCGCTGCTTTGCGTTAAGCGAGAACATCAGTTCGACGAGCGCGGCCTTCTGCTTCGGCAGAATGCGGCCCTCCTTGTTGGCCTCGGAGAAGACGAGCTTGTCGATCTCCGTGCCGAGCTTCATCTTCTCGACTTCCGCGAAGGCTTTCGCGCCCGCGTCTGCCTGAGAGCGGAGCGCAGCCAGTTCCGCAGCGGAAATCTTCACTTCCGATGCCTCGACTTTCGTCGGCGTCACTTCCGGCTCCGGGGTCGGATCGGGTTCGGGCGTCGGAGCCGGTTCCTCGGAGGCGAAAACCTCCTTGAACGTCTCCCTCTGCTCGGCCGTCAATTCCGCTTCGTGCGCCTTAAGAAACGCCTTCTCCTCGCTCGAAAGTTCTGATGCCTTCTTTGCGAGAATGTCATTCAAATTCATATCGTCAGTAAGTTGCTTGATAAGTCCCGGCTCGCTAAAGGCGACCACGGGATCGAGTTCTTTGAAGTACGGCCTATTCGTCAGCGCACCGCCGACGAGCACGTGCTTGCGCCTTTCGCCCGTTTCCGGGTCGGAGTACTCCTCGTAGAACTCAGGCGAGAAGTACTTGTAAGCGCGCTGGGACAAGAGCTCTTTACCCTCGTCCGTCCATTCCACGACCGCATAGAGGCCTTTGACGCCGCGATCGATCAGGTCCTTGAACCAGCCGACCGCAGGCAGCTCGCCGCCGCTCATGCCGTTATCGTGACCCTGCGTAATGGGGAGGTCCAACCGCACTTTCTCGCGGAAGTTCTTGACGAACTCCGCGATGTCGGCGGATGTGACCTCCATCTCACCGTATACCGGGTGGGACCATGTGCCCGTTGGGACAACGTGGATCTCCTCCGGCACGTCCACGGAAGACGCAGCTTCCGCGAAAAGCTGTACAAACGCGATTCGCTTCTGGCTATCACGTTCTTTGCTCATGCCTCCATGATACGGCACGGCAAGTCGTCACGCGCCGCAATGATTCTCTGCGATGGGGATAACGCTAGCGGCGTTTTCTCTGCGGCTTCTTCGGTTGGAGCAGGTCGTTGACCGCATCGCCGAAACGGTCGCGCAATGAGTTTGGTATACCGCCAATACTCGGCTTCTCCTCCTCGTCCTGCAAGATGGCGACCCAGATACCGCGGCAATTGGAGTGGAAGATCGTGTTGCGACCGAAAGGGTCTGACTTCTCGATCACGCGCCCGTCTATGGACTCGCAGTAATTGCAGGTTCGGGCGTCGAGCAGCTCTGAACGTTGGAGGGCGTAAATATCCTCTGCGTTCCGGTCAAATACCACGTCGCGGCCGTGATTTATGTATCCAGAGACGAGGATGGCGCGTGTGTCGGCGGTCAGGCGCTCTATAGCGGCCTCTGCGGCGGCGTCTGCGGCCGCCAGGGCGGCGGTCGTAGAGTAGCCCTTGTTCAAGGCATCCACGTAGGCGTTCTTGCTGTCTGTGACGATCTCAGCGATTTGCTGGTCAGCGATAGCGGCGGTCTGAATGTCGATCTGCCGGAGGACTTCGGCCGGGTTCGCCGGCGCTGCTGCGCCGATCTCCTTGGCCGCGTTGTTCTTCCCGAATTCGTACGAAGACTTCAGGGCGTTCTTGAGAATGCGGGCGTACTCGGCCTGGACCTTCAGGGTCGCGTCCTTGATCGCCTTCGTATCTCCGGAGAGGGCCGCCTTGGTCATGGCGGTCATGTATTTCTCTCGCGCCCCGTGGAGCAGCTCGCGCGTCTCACGATCGAACTGGCTCTCCAACTCGTCCATCTTGTCCTGAATGGACTGGAAATTGACCTTTTGCTCCGCGAAGGTCAGACGGCGGGACGCTTTAAACGGCTCTGCGAAGTTTTTTTTTAGTGCGTGACCGTGTTCGTGGTGCTCCTGAGGATCGTACTCAGACTGCGGCTCCTCGCGCTCCCGGATGCCTGTCTCGTCGAGCTCCGGCATGTCGAGGACCTCGCGGAAGTACGTCTCGTCGGCGTCCTGCGGCGTCACGGCGCCCGCGTTGACGAGGCTCGTGTAGGTCGCGGCGAGGTTCTGGGCGTTCACCTCGCTGATGCCGTCGAAGTCGAGCTTCGGGTAGGCTGATACTCCGTCGAAGTTGAGGTCCACGAGTTCCCGAATGGCGCTCTTGTTCATGACATCGGCCAAATAGCGCGCGATGGCCTCAAGCGACTGGAGGAAGAGCTTCGAATGGTCCTGTGAGAGCGCACGGGAGCCGCCCGACCCTCCTGCATCAGTTGACCCGAGCTCGAGAAACTGTGCGAGCACGCTTTTCATGATCTCGCGGTTGTGGTGAGCGATTGATGTGGCGGGATCGCGCACGGTGCGCGCCATCATGTCCATGAATTCAATCGTGTAGCCTTCCGGCTCTATGACGTATGCCTGCGAGTTTGCGCGCATGTTCCGGAGAACGTCTTCCATGCGCTGCCGATCGGTCTCGGTCGGGCTTTCAGGAAGCTTGCCCTTGGGGATACCGAGGCCCTGTCGCTCAAAGGCAATGGCGTCAATCTTGTAAAACGTGTTCTTGATGAACCAATGTTTGTACGGCGCGCGTAAGAGCGAGATGCCCCACCAGTTGTCGCCTTCCATCTCGTTGACGAAGACGATGAGCTTTTCCATCGGGATTTCGGCCACCTTCCCGTCGGACTTGTTCTGCGTGATGCCAGGCTGATTGCCGCTGATGGACCACTTCTGAATGGATTTCGGGAGACGTGGGGCGAGCCTGTCCCATACGATGCGGGTCTGTCCGTCGATCTCCTGCGTAACAAAGACCTTCTCGAAGGCCATGACGCCGAAGGGGAGCATGAGGAGCGCTTGTCGCAGGAAATCATGGAAGCCGAGGCTCTGGTACTCGGTCAGGCAGCGCCACACGAAGTCCGCTATTTCGACGTCCTGCTCGTCCTCTGAAGCGGGCGTAACGTGCCAATTTGCGCTGCGGATCGGAAGCGTGACTGCTTGGAGCGCCGCGCGCACGGTGCCATCGCTCTTGCGCATTTCCTCGTAGACGCCGATGCCATGAATACCAACGAGCTTGCTGTTGTACTCCTCGTT